TTCCATGAAGCGGGTTTGTAAACTTCTCCTGTCTTTTTATCAACAAAAGCGTGTACGCCTGCACTCTCATATTTGCCATTTCTAAAATCATTCTGTATGATTTTGTGGTACTTCTTACCTGATGAGATAGTAAACTTGATGCACTCCTCATCATTCTCTATCTTGTTTATTCTCTCTTGTAGATACTGGTCAGTAGCACCAGACATTGCCTGATTATCCATAGCAGAGCGTAATGAATAATTCCTGTACTGTGCCTCTAGGCATCTACATAATTCTTCTGTCCATCTGAGAACAGTAACTTTCTGTTTTGATTCAATTAATGATGCCATGATTTATAATGTTTGTTGTAAAAAAAGAAAGGAAAGGTAACAAACATAAAACCTTTCCCTTCAATAAGGAGGAGCGAGTCAAGAGGTGCTTCACTCAACTTAGACCTAAGTTCGACTTAAATGCGACTTAACGCAACCTTGAAGGTGTGAGTACTAACTCAACTCCTCATATACTTATAATACTGTGTAGTCGGTATCAATGCAATCAGTAGTGTGCCACTTCTTTGACTGTCCACTTCTGGACTTCCAAAAAAGATAACCCAAACCAAAACCTAGACCAACCTTAGATACAGTGCTCACACTATCGCCCATCTGATTCAGGGCAGGCCTCATTCCTTGATTGTGCATTGAGTACGGTTTCTTGCCTAGTCTATCCATAGTATTATAATTGGGTGCGAGAAACAAAATACCGTAGCATTTGTTTCCCTGTACTTATTATGGCACTATATTATTTGTTTGTCAAGTATTAGTCTCCCTTAAAATCAAATGCCTTTTTTCTCTCTTCCTGACTCAAGTTCACACACCGCCAACCATAATCCCCATTTGTAATTATTGTGGGCATTATATTCATTGATAATGTTATTCTACCCTCTCCATCATTATGTTTGTATCCATGTATGATCTGTGCAGGGAATATTATCAACTCTCCTTCCTTGACCACTATCTGTTCATCTTGATTGTGTTCAGTATATTTTTTCCTGAGTACCTGTAGAGAAGGCATCATAGGAAAATATAAACTCTCATCTTTTGAAAAGTGTGTGTTCACATGATCTTTACTATCATCAAAGTTCACATAATATATTGCTGAGTATAAACAATTAGCGTGTTGGTGTGGGTGCTGATAACCGCCCTTACCTGATATATTAATCCAACTGTCTGTTACTTGCACTGCCTCCTGTATATAATGTCCTTGAATCTCTTTACCATAGTGTTCTGCTTGTTGTTCACACCAGTTTCTAAACCTACCAAATCTGGCATCGTTCTGTAATATAGAATAATGACCAACGTGTTTTAATTCTTTTGAGTTAGTATTATATGATAACTGATTTAACTTCTGTTCTTCTATCTCTGTCAATATGTTTTCCTTTACCTTGTCATGAAATGGGCAAGGTATGATAGCAACAGGTGTTGGCAATATGTTTACTACTTCCATATTATAATAGAGGATAATCCCATAGTTTACCTGACCTAAACGTAGTCATGGCAGTGTGTCTCTCATCTTTTGTTAGTGGTTCAATCCTAACGTCATTGATATATCTAGGCATCAAATTACTTGATACTGTAATTCTATTGTCTGTGTGGTTAGTTGTATAACCATGGCAAGTATTAGCAGGCCACAATAACAACGAACCTTCAACTCCTACAACTTCATTAATATAATTATACTTTGTTTCTTTTTGATTTGTCAACATATATGCAAAGTAATCTGGATAGTTCATACTATTATTTGGTCTATAAAAATATGTTGGCGAGTGTGACTCATCATCAAAGTTGACATAATATAAGGCACACACGACAGAATTAATATGATAATGACCTGATTGTCTGCCACCAGAATTACATACATTTAACCAACTATCTGTCAATAAGAAGTCTGAAGTATCATAACCTAGTATATCCTTTGCATATATCTCTGCCTGTGTCTGTATCCACTCTCTAAAATCTTTATACTTATCACTTGATAGGGGTGAATAGTAATCAAAATGTTCTAATCCTTTAGCATGAGCATCTACTTTCTGATACTCATAACTCTTGCCATGACTATTGATCTCATCAGTAAGTAATGACTTCACCTTGTCATGCTCTGGGTACATCACTGCTCCCAACTGTAGAGGTAGTACATCAACTACTCTCATCAACTTGCACCTTTCTTTGCACCCAACCCATTAGGTCCCCAAACTGCTTCCAAGAATGAGTCAGGTAACATTTCTCTTGGAGCAGCACTCGTATTGAAACTCATAGTAATCCTCTCGCCTTCTGTATTATTAACTCTACTACCATGTTCTAACCACGAGGGAAATAGATATAAATGATTTTCTTTAATTGGAATGTCGATCTCATATACTCCATAAGGTGTGGGTTGTATGTTATGAATACACATCATGTATGGTTTAAGTGGCGATACCACGAAAAACTGTCCAAAATCTCCCTCTGGCAACTGTAGATAAAAGGCACCACTTATAACACTAGACTCATGCCTATGTGTGGCAGTGTAACCACCTTTAGGAAGTATATTATACCACGAACCACTGAGAATTACAGGGTAGTTTCCTATCTTAGTATTATAATCGTTCAGACATTCGTGAAAGACATCTATCATTGGTCTGCACCCATCATCATCTAGTGGGTCCCAACCACCATGAGAACTCACACCATTGACGGCAAGTGAGTGTTCATTATTCTTACCACTACTCTTGACATATTCTTTTAAATACTCTAAACCAGGCGCCTCTGTGAGATCATACTCTTCTAATAATGTGGGAAATAAATCCATATCAATTCCACTTACAATAATCTACATTGAGCACGACTCTCAAATCTTTATCGGTACATGATGTGCCTGCATGAAGCAAATTGCCTGGGAAAATCACTGCCCTATTCTCCTTAGACAACACTTTTTGTCCGTCCTCAAAATATGTATATCCATCATTATCATTGAAATATAACACACATATATGGTAGTTTGGTACGTTGGTATATTTACCATCATCGCCTTTGGGACCTGATACGTCAAGATGTAAGGGTTTTTCTTTTATCTTAGGTGTCCTTGGCGTTGCATTGAATTTAATTCTGTGTACAGCAAATGGGCATATTGATGTGAATACTGGTTTGACTATATTATAGATGTCAGATATTGGTTCAGAATCAACATAGCAACCATGAGAAAACTGTGGGCAACCATCGCCATCAAATACAGAGGTAGGCGAATAATACCAAGGCATACGCCCACCAAAGACATAATCCTTGATGGGCGTAAATAAGTCCTCTGGTATAAAGTTATCGTAAACTTCAATCAATAGACTCGCTCAACTTCTCTTCATCATCTTTCTCAGTTTCCATGTACACGAATGACCACTTCCTAGGCACAGTGTCTCCCTTGTTTGCTCCTTTGATTTGAACTTCGGGAAGCATTCTAAACAATCTGTTGAAAGTTTCTGTCAACTCGTACGAACCTTCACTAGCATTTGAATCAAACCACTTCTCTCTAGCAGCCTCGTCTTTGAAATAGACATATGCTTTGAAATTCATTATGTCTTTGTTGTCAGGATTAGTGATTTCAGCAAGCATATCATGTTCGATCTTACGAGAGATAGCACTGGAATTGTAGAAAGCAACTGTACCTTCTGGTTGTCTGTTGACTCTATTCTCCATGACCCTCTTGTCATTGCCAGTACCCCATCTAATCCACTTCTTATTCGCTGCCTGAGTAGAAGCATTCTTATACTTGTTGATTGCTTTCCTGATAATCCTATCACGTTCCGCACCAACTGTAACACCTCTGTGCTTCAGTATTTGATTAACGTATGTGCCACCTACGATCATTTCAAACTTAGGATTATTGCACTTGTAATCATAAAGTGCCTTGACATGATCTGCTTGAGTATTGGCAACTCTCTTGACTTCATCTTCTTTATTCAAGATTCCGCTGGCGTGACGTTCCTCATCTTCTGTAAAATCGTCAAATTGTTCTAACTCTTCTTCAGTTGGAATGACAAATTCAAGTTCTGTTGCCTTAGATTTCCCTGCACCTAAAGCAGTATGTGTACCACCAATTAATTTACCATTAAGGATAACTGGTTTGTCACACTTACTTGTGTTACCACCTTGTTCATTAATCGCTTCTGCGATTCTATTGACTCTAGTGGTATCAGTACCATCTTCTCTGATTTGTAGAGAAGTTACTGTGTTTAGTAT